AGAATCAGCGGCGCGGCCAGATTCACGAAACACGCGGCGAGCGCCAGAAGCGCCACACACGCGGCGGCCAATTGGTAAGTCATAAGACAAGCCAACCGCGCGGCAAACAAAGGGACAAGCTAGGGACACGCGACACGCCCGAAAAAAAAGTTTTGCCTAAAACTTGACAATCCCTAACCAATCCCCCATAATTGACATATGCCGCAAAAGCGGCCAGAACGAGAGAGAGCAAAAAGTGGATTACAGCAACGGAAACCTAATCAACAAGCGCCACCCGACAATTAGCACCAATGGCGAAATTAGCGCCTATCGCAAGGGATTTGCAGACGGGGCAGACGAAGCAACGCGCCAAGCCCTAATCGAGCTTGAAGAAATTTTCGGCGACGACTTGAAGGCGACTAGCCTATGGCAAGACTTTTGCGGCGAGTTTGACGCATACAAGGCGGCCAACTAATGCGCGGCCTAAACCTAATCCCCGAAGTTTGCCACGCGGAAAACGCCGCAGACTGCCCAGCCGTTTTAGACAGGTTGCGCCGAATGAATGACGCGCTAACGCGCCAAGACCTAGACGACGCGGCAATTGCTTATGGCCTATTGAAAGCGGCCCTAATTGTCGGCGCGGCCGTAGCGGTTATCGCCCTAATCAATTGGATAATCGACAACAGGAAGAAGGGCAACTAATGCTAATCGAACGAAACCCAAACGGCTCTCTAACTTTTTACGAGAGCGTGAACGGCTACCTATTCACCCGGACATTCTACGGATACACCAAACGAGAAGCGGCGCGACTATTCGCGGCCGAAATCAAGAAAGAGAGCTAAAAAAATGCGGATCATCTGCCACAGTTGCGAAACCGAATTTAGAGCGCGCGAACTTTACCGAGTTTGCCCAGAGTGCCACACGAACAACGAGAGCCGCGAAGCGTGGCAGATTATCGAAGCCGCGCCAGACTACGCCGAAGCCGTCGGCCGTCTAATGAGTTGGGCCGCTAATTACGAATGGCCGCAAACGCCCTACGCCGTATTTTTAGACCTAATCGGTTATAGCGCCGAAGAATACGGCGAGCGCCTATTGGAAGCCGCCCCAACTTGCCTAGGGTATTTAGAGCTAGGGATGTTGGCCGAAGCACTAACCGAATACGCCGACAGGCCAGGCGATATTGTCGAATTTATCAACGCAGTTGAACGCACCGAAAACAACTAACGAGAGAGAGCAAAAAGTGAACGAGCTAGAACTAACCCCAACCCAGACCGCCAGAATTGCCGCCCTATCGGCGGCCATAAACCCGAAAGACGCGGCGGCCGTATTGCACAATTTGAAATTGGCAGTAATCGGCGGCGAGCTAATCGCAATGGCCAGCGACCGCTATTCGCTAACCGAATACAGAACACCGACAGACGCGCCGCATAGTTTCGCGTTTTACCTAAACCAAGACGCGCTAAAATTCGCGGCCGATTCTGCCAAGGCGAAGCTAGGCCTAACGATTACGGCCGATTCGGGAATGGTTGAGTTGCGAACCGAAACCGGATCGAGATTCGGTTTTGTTGAATCGACCCAACAATTCCCCGATGTTGCGCCAATGATAGCCAAGGCCAAGGAACGAGCAGACGAGCGCGCAGGAATCAGCTATCGACTAAGCGCCAAGCGTTTAGAGCTACTAACCAAGCTAGGGAAGTCGTTTAGTAAAGACGCGGCCTATGAAGTCAGCGCAAGCCCCGAAACCGAACGGCAGACCGCAAGCCCGATACTTTACCAACTACGCGCGGCCGAACTAGGCAGCGATTCGCTAGCCGTATTGGTGCAGCCGTTGAACTACCCGAAGGCCAACTAATGCCGCGCCTATCAATGGCACAGGCCGCCGAACGCGTCGCGAGCTTGAAGCCGTTCCACACTAGCGGCAGTTGGCGCGGCAGTTGGCAGTTTAGACCCGGATCGACTTTTGATGCCGTATATGTTGTGAAGTCATACGGCCAAGAGATAGCAAGAGTCAGGCCGCTAGACCAAGGCGCGCTAGTTGAAATTGAAGGCGCGCAGGTAATCGGATACTTGCCACCAGACAGCCCAAGAGCGCGCCATATCAAGCTAACCATTCAGGCGCTTGAAGGGATACAGCGAGCCACAACCTAACAACGAGAGAGAGCAAGCGCGTCTAGTCTAATCGGCTAGGCGCGTTTTGCTATTCGCGGCGAGCTGGCAAAGAAATCAAAAGACTAGGCGAATACGAGAGCGCGCGGCTAATTAGCACCCACGCGTCTTATTTGCCCGATTTCGCGCATTTGCCCTATACTTGATCCTATGGCGCACTTCATCGTAAACATCCAAGGCGAGATGCTTCACATGCTCATCGAAAAGATTGAGCCAGAGGTCCCCTTGAACGAGAACCCAGTGTTCTTCGCCCAGATCAACGGACACCACCAGATTTACTTCGAGTCCGAACCAGGCTGGGAACTGTGGGACATAGTTGAGCAAGCCTGTGCGCTGTATGCTTACGAAACAAATCCCCCAGAAACCAAAACCCAAAAATCCAAACCCAAAAAAATTTCGCGATTCAAAAATTGGAGAAAATCAAGATGGCACGATCAATAACCGACGAACCAGAGGACCAGACCGAGAAGGTAACGCTCGATCGCCTCATGATGGCCCTTGAGATCATCTTCATGAAGCTAGAAGAAGTCGAAGCAAAGGTAGATGCCCTTTCTGTGCAAAAAGGCTCCTAGAGGCCTCCTGTGCCGTTTTATAGCCTATAATTAGAGTATGGCTAAAGAACTGAACTTGCTCGACCAATCCCTGCTTGAAGCAGCTGCATCTGGCAAGTCTGGCGAGGAGATCGAAAAGCAGACTGGCGTTCCAGCTGCTCAGGCGATCCAGCACATCAAGAACATGCTCAAGTCTAGGGACATCTGGACTGAGATGGAGCGTCGCCAGTTGCTACTGCGCGAACTCCACCAACTCAAGGACATCCTCCAAGAGAACGCTTACAACACCCAAGACCCTGCTGCGCTGCGCTTGCTACTCCAGACGCTCCAAACCATTGGCGACCGGTTGGATAGCGAGAAGGTAAAGGTGGACTACGACATGATGCGTATTACGGACCACCATGCCAAGATCATGGGCAAGGCTTTTGATGTGGCGCTCGAACACATGAAGCGCGAACTCCAGAGCCGTTACCCTGATGTATCTAAGGCTGAGATTGACAGCATTGCACAGGAGGGCTTGGTCAAGGCCAAGTTCGAGTTGATTGCCGATACTGAATGATCGATGAAGTAATTGACGGCGTTGTTGCTGGCCTGATCCAAAAGAGCAAGAACGACATTTACTATAACGACCCTGTGCTATGGGCCGAAGAAGTGCTTGGCGCTGAGTTGTGGTCTAAGCAAAAAGAGATGCTGATGTCGCTCGCACAGAACAAGCGAACCGCTGTAAAGAGCGCACACTCTACTGGCAAGAGTTACACAATGGGCATTGCAGCTTGCTGGTGGGTTGCTACCAGAGGCGCGAACAGCCTGGTGGTTTCCACCGCGCCCACCTACAACCAGGTCCACAACATCCTTTGGGAAGAAGTGCGAAAGCACTATGTAGAGCGAGGTCTGCTTGGCGAGATTACCCAAGACGACCAGTGGAAGATTGCCGTTGAGGGTATTGACGAAAAAGGCAACAAGCGTATTATCAAGAAGCAGGTAGCCTTCGGGCGTAAGCCAGCCGACATGGACATGAGCGCGTTCCAAGGTCTGCACCGACCTGACGGTGTTTTGTTTCTGATCGACGAGGCTGTCGGTTGCCCTGAGATGATCTTCACCGCAGCCGAAGTAAACACGACTGCCGAGAACTGCCGCATCCTAGCGATCGCCAACCCTGACGATTACCAGAGCGCGTTCGGCAAAATCTTCAAGCGCAACGACTCGACTTGGAACAAGCTGACTATCTCGGCTTACGACACGCCTAACTTCACAGGCGAGCAGATGAGCGAGAGCCTCCTACACCTGCTGCCACAGCCTCAGTGGGTTGAGGACATGAAGGTTCAGTGGGGCGAGGAGTCTAGCCGGTTCAAGAGCAAGATCCTGGCTGAGTTCCCAGAAGAATCTGACTCAATGTTCTTCACCCAACACGCCATTGATAAAGCGGTGGACTTAGAGATCCCAGAGGATGGCGAAAAGCCAATGATCCTCGGCGTGGACATCGCTCGCATGGGTGACGACTACAACAGCATCTACACCTACCAGGGAGGCCACCTGCGCCTCCTGAATAAGTGGAACAAGGTTACGCTTACTGAAACCGCTGGTCGCGTTCACAGGGCTGCTCTGGACACTAACGCAGCCGAAGTGCGTATTGACGGTTCGGGTATTGGTGCTGGTGTTATTGACATCTTGATGAACGACCCAAGTTACGACAAGAAGAAATACAAAGTCATTGCGATGATCGGTTCAGGCCGTAGCCCTGACACTCTCCGCTGGCTAAATGCTCGCGCCCTTTACTATGACCAGATGCGCGAGAAGATGATGCGCGGTGAACTGGACATTGACTACACAGACGAGCAACTGCTCAACGAAATGCTGATGATCAAGTTCAAGTTCTCGCCAAAGGGTGGAATCCAGATTGAGTCGAAAGACGACATGCGCTCTAGAGGCATGAAATCCCCTGACAACTTGGACTCTGCCGTCTACGCCTGTGCCGAGATCAGCGACATTATCGATAGCCGATACAGCGACTATGAGGTTGGCACTGTGCTTACGATGGACCCTTGGGAGATCCTAGACTTGGGCGACAGACGAGGTATGCCACTCTAAAGTCATGCTAAACTTGTGGTTATGACTGAAAAAGACGACTTTTCCCACCTAAACGAGCAGTTTTCGCGACTTCAGACCGAAAACTTTGAGCTTTCCGAAACGCTTGCTAATGTTTCGATGATGCTTGACGATCGTGGTTGGACTCCAGAGTATGCTCACGACCAGGGTGGTTTGGACTTGTCGCAGGTTCAGGAAGCCTCTCGCCAGTTGCGCGAGCTAGTTGTCGGCAACCCACTAATCAAGCGTGGCTCGAAGTTGCGCTCGTCTTATGTTTGGGGCCGAGGCGTTTCTTACCCTAACCTATCTTCGCGAGTCACCAACCGCATGTTCTCACCTGTGAACGAGCGCTTTATCTTCTCCCCAGAGGCTTACGAGGAACTAGAACTCGCTGCTTACACCGATGGGAATGTCTTTATCCTTGGTTCTTCGGACAAAGAGTTCTCGCGTGTCCCGATCCAAGAAGTAACCGCTGTTATGACCGATCCAGACAACGCTGAAGTTGTTTGGGCAGTCCAGCGCTCATGGACTCGCAAGGAGGCTGGCAAAGCTGCTCGCCTTATGACTGTTTGGTATTACACCGACAACTACACCGGTCGCAAGGCTCGTAGCATCTCCAACGGCGCACAGGAGATTCCAGTAGACACCAGCAAGACCATGTTCTTCCAGTCGTTCAACCGTCAGGTTGGTTGGACCTTCGGTGTGCCTGACGCTTTGGCTATTCTTGCTTGGGCCAAGTTGTATCGCGAGTTCTTGGAGAACGGCGCGATTATGACTAAGGCTCTCGCACAGTTCGCCTACAAGGTATCTGCTCGCACTCGCACAGGTGTTAGCAACGCAGCTGCCAAGATCGCAGTCCCAGACTCTGGCACTAACCGCGTTGGCGCAACTGCTGCTATGGGTAGTGACATTGACTTGATGCCAATGCCAAAGGCTGGAGCAGCTTACGACTTCGACGGTGGTCGCCCACTAGCTGCCGTTATCGCTTCGGGCCTTGAGGTTTCGATCGTAGCCCTTCTTGCCGACCCTGGAACTTCAGGCTCGTATGGAACCGCTGCGACTCTCGACGCCCCAACCGTCAAGGCTATGGGCGCTCGCCAGAACGCATGGAGTCCACTGCTTCGCAAGTTGATCCGCTTCTTGGGTGGCCCGAACGACATTGACATCTCATGGCCTAAGATCGAAACCGAGGCAAGCCACCGCATCCTACAGGCCCTCACAATGGCTTGGGAAGCCAAGATCATCTACCCAGAGGAATACCGCGCTGGTGTGCTTGAGGCTCTTGACATCAACCCAGTCAGCGACATGCCACCAACGCTTCGTGACTTCG